TGAACTCGACCGACTCGATGCGGTTGACCTGGGCATAGGTGCCGCCGCCCGCTGTCCGGTAGTTCGGCAGCTTGATGATGTTTTCGTTGATGTTGAAGTTCAGCGCGGACACGTTGCCCACGTCGACGGCAGTGCCGCCAGCTTCAGGCGTGAGGCTGACGATGCCCTTGCCCATGTATGCATAGTTGGCCATGCGAGTTTTCTCCAGATGAAAAAAAACCCGCTCGTGGCGGGCTTGGAATTTGTGTTGGCGCTATGGCCGGATGTTGATTGCGAGCTGGATCGGCACCATCACGCTTGCGGACGGCTCACCATTGCCGGGCGGGTAATGCTCGGATGTTGAGATCGACACGCTTGCGGTGCCTCGCGGCATCCACTCAACCGGACGACCCTTGCCCGTGATCAGACAGCGGATCAGGTCAAGCTCGATGTCTTCCAGTGCTGCGTCGTAGTCGTCAAGCCCAGCATCCACCGCGCCGATGACGTAGAACCCAGGAGTCAGGGTGATGACGCCCGGCCCTTCGACTGGATCGCCGCCTTTCGCCCGCTGCAGGCAGATCAGCGGAAAGCCGACAGCCTCAGACTGCAGTACCTCGGCAAACCAGCCTGTTTTGACGTTCTGGCCTGCGTTGGTGCGGTAGCCGTTGGCGACCGTGATCGTCTCCAGCCGCGCAACCAGGGCGCGCCGCGCTTCGGTAAGGATGTTCATCGGGACTCCATGCAGGCAGCGGTGACGAAGTAGCCGTCATCCGAAACAACCTCCTCGACCATGAATCGGCATCCCTCGAACACGAAGATTGCGCCTCGCGTTGAGGTGTCGAGCTGTGATTTCAGCCAGGTGAAGCCGGTGCTCTCGGAGCGAAACAGCCCTTCCGGGCCGTTCTGCACCATGTTGCGCTCGACCATGACGGTAACAGTCTTCGGCGGCTGGCCAGTGACAAGGTACTGGGCGCAGCCGTCGTTCAGCTTGGCTAGAACTCTGCGGTCCATGCGGTCCCGTATCGCTGGCCAGCCCACGATTTACGCCGTTACCGGATGGCCCAGCGAGCCGTTCAGGCGCACACGGCCAGTTGCGGAAGGGTTGGCCGCATCAGCCACGGCCACGCCGACCAGATAGTTACCAGTGCCGGCAACGTTGGTCAGCAGACCGCTTGCAGCGATTGCGTAGACGGGCTGGCCAACCTGCCAGGCTTGAGCGCTGGTCTTTGGCAGATCGAATACGCCGGAGGTCTTGACCTCGACTTCCACGCCGATAGCGGCATCAGTGGACGCAACGCCGACCAAGCTGTTCGCGCGGACCAGTTGACCGGATGTGACGGCCGCGGCTGCCACGATGGTGATCATGTCGCCGTGTTGAATGAAGTTCTTCATTGTTCCCTCCTCGGGATACAGAAAGCAGAGAGGGCGCCACATTGGGCGCCCTTGTCAGGTCACGGCGAGTTAGGCGCCAGCGTTCTTGTAGGCGCCGCGGTAGTCGATCCAGGCAGCACCGAAGACCAGGCGAGCCTTGATCTCCATGCCGTCAACTTCGAAGCCTTCGCGGGTTTCGGTGAAGACGCCCTGCTCGCCTTCGAGGTAGGCATATTCGAAGGTGTCGACCAGGCCGGGAGCGGCGAACAAGTACCACTGGTTGCCAGTGATGCGCGCGTCAACGATGACCTGCAGCGAGGCGTTGCGGCTGTCGTTGATGTCGGCGTTCTTGGCCGGCACGTAGTTGGAGCTGGTGAACTGGTACGCCTCCAGTTCCTTGTCCGGGCCTACAACGAGGTATTCCGGGCCGAGGTTGAGGAAGTGACCGGCCTTCGACTTCTGCTTGCGCATTGCGGCGCGGGCAGCGGCGAGGGTCGTGGTGTTGATCGCGCCGCCGCTGGCCGAAACGTTGCCGTGTGCGGTGCTGTAGACGGTTTCGCCATCGATGAAGGTCGGGTTACCCAGCAACAGGTTCCAGACGACGTCGGATTCGGTCTGCGCGGCAGCAGCACCCAGCGCCTGGGGAATGCGGGTCATGGCCGACAGGTCGTCGTTCACGATGGCTTCCCAGGTGATGGCGATGATCTTGCCGAACTTGCCGACCTTCAGCGGAGCGCCTTCTTCGCCCAGCGAGCCGTATTTGTATTCGCCGTGCTCGTTGACCTTCTCCAGAGCAGCGATGTCACCCAGAGCTACGCGGCTGACTTCGCGGAAGTCGGACACGGTGCTCTGACGGCCCAGCGGACGCCAGGTCTGCGGAGCCAGTGCGTAGGAATCACGCAGGGTGCGGTTGACGGTCGAGCCCAACAGGATTGGGAAGTCGGAAGTGCTGTGCATGCCAGCGGCACGAACGGCGGTACGGTCGCAGCCCAGGGCGGCGCGTGCGATTTCCTGCGGGGTCATGCCGCGGGCGTTACCACCAGCCAGTTCGACGGACTCGCGAGCCATGTCGATCAGGCGCATGCCGCGGAACTCGCGGGCGGACTCTTCCAGCTGTACTTTCGGGTTGCAGCGAGCCAGCAGAGCGTTCTGCATGGCGTTGCGCTTGGCAACCACAACAGCCTGATCAACGCCGGAGGTGACGATGGTCGGCTGTGCGCTGCGTGACTCAGACTGACCGGCCTGTTGCTTCTCAGCAAGCTTGTCGATCATGGCAGAGCTGGCTTGTGCGACTTCAACGCCGCGGCTGATCAGGTCTTCAGCGACGTCATCGCCCAGGCCTACCTTTTTGGCCATTGAACGAATGGTGCTGCAGCGCTGACGCTCGGCGACGGTTGCTTCGTTGCGAATGTCGGCCTGGCGTTGCTCATCGGCCGCGCGGTTTTCGTCGGTCATTGCGATTTCCTCTTGGGTTTCGGTGGCCGCGTCGGCCGTTTGTTCGGTTACCTGTTCAGGTTCCCGTATTTGAAATTCAGTGTTGAATCGCTGGCCTTGATAGTCAGCGGCAGTTTTGGCGCTGCGGACCTTGGCGCCGTCGTCGAAGCCGATCGGTACGATGGACAGTTCCATCGGTTCCCAGTCAACGGCGCGATAGGTCGGTAGCTTGTCGTCTTCTTCCTCAACGACTTCGTAGCGGTGAACCGCGTAGCCGACCGAGATATTCCGCAGAATCCCGTCCTTCACGTCGCGGAAAATCGCGTCGGCCTCTTCGCGCTGACTGAATCGAACCGTGGCAATGCCTTGGCCGTTCTCAATCCAGGCGCGTTCAACAACGCCAATCACGTCGCCAAGGTTGTAGGCGCTGTGAGCGTTGAGCAGCGGCGCACCACTGTTCAGGCGATCCATTCGGACTGCCGTTTCGCTCACGTCCAGTTCTTCCATGTAGCTGCCGACGTCCCATGACCAGCGGCGGCCCTTGGCCCCGGTTGTCCATGTGAGCTCGGCGGTGCGTTGCTCGACGTCTACAGAGCCGGGCCTTACGGCAGCGCGCAGGCTGAGCATCGGCGTCTCAAGCGTCTTGATCGTCGCTTCCGTCATCTTCTGTGCTCTCGGTTGTGGTGGATGGCGGGGCAACGGGTTGCCCGCCTGCGGAAACCTTGCGGGCGTCGTAGTCGAACACCAGACCGGCTTTGTCTACCTTGTCGAAGTGGGTCTTGAAGCGGCCCAATACTTCGTCCGGGTCCGTGTAGCCCATCTCGCGAAGGGCATCGTCCGGAGTGAGTAGGCCGAGGCGCATGCGCTCCTTGATGACCTTCACTTCGGCGCTCGGATCGACCATGTCGCGCCGCGGCGGCACCCACTCCGAGCCGGCGTCTTCAATCACGCCGCCAGGTGTCAATGCCTGGGCCTCCATGAACCAGCGCCAAGTCGTCTCGCACATTTGCGGGATCAGCATTCGCCACTGCCAGACGTCGACGCGGCGCGCGAAGTGCAGCCAGCCCATTCGTCCGCTGGAGAAGTTCACGCCTTTCAGGTCACCCGTCAGTAGTTCGTAAGGGATGCCCAAGCCAACTGACACTGCGTGCAGCGCCTGCCATGAATAGTCGCCGTACCCGTTGAAGGTCGGCGGACTGGCGAACTTGACGTCTTCGCCCATCGCAAGCTTTTGGATCATGGCCGGCTCTACCCGGTCGATCAGCGGCGGCTTGCTGTTGCTGGGCTGGCCATCACCCTCGGTGACGAAGGCAGCGAAGCAGGCGGCAATCTTGGCTTGCTCCATGACCGCATCTTCCATCTCGTCGAAGTTGCGCAGACGCTGCATCACCGGGGCAAGCCAGGTGTAGCCGCGCGCCTGCCCGGGCCGGCGAGGCAGGAAGATATGCAGCACGTCTTCGGCTGGAACCCGGGAAGACTGAGCAGAGATGAGGCCGGTTGATGCGCCCGGGTGTTCGCTGAACAACCAGTAGGCCGCCCGGCGCCCCAGTGAGTCGAACTCGATACCCTGGATGATCTGATTGCCGCCGTTCTTGCCTGTCTTCATCTCGTCGAGGAAGTCAGGCTCAAGCACTTGCAGCTGCATCGGGACGGGAAGACCATCCGAGCTGAAGCGGCGACGGCGACGAATCAGGCATTCGCCCGCCTCGGCCACCGTCTCCATTACCTTGTGCTGCAGGCCGTAGAAGTTTTCGAGACCGTCAGCATCGCAAGCGGTCGTTTCGCCCCACGCTGCCCAGGTGTCGGACAGCTTGCGGTTCGCCCGGTTGCTCTTGGCCTTGGGTCGCGGCACGATGCCGGCACCCACTACGTTGTCAGCGATGCCGGTGATAGCTCTCTCGGCGTATGGGTTGTTGCGCCGCATGTCTCGTGCGCGGTAGCGGAGCGTGGCCAGTGCTGGCCCGTTCTCTGCGTTCGCGTCCGATCCTGCCGCTCGCCATCCATCGTTGCGCCTGCCGCCTGCAGCACCCTCAAAACGCCGCGCAATCATCTCTGCTTGCAGGTCGGCGCGGGCTTTCTTCAGGCGTGACTCTGCGCGTTTCGCGGCCAGGCCGGGAAACCAGCTGTCAAACTTGCCCATATCAGTAGCCCTTAGAGAAGGATGCGAAGCTGCGACCGCCGCAGGAGTTGCTTGTGGGTTGCTGCAGATCGCCTTCCATCAGGCGAAGCGTGCGAATCATTTCGTCCAACGACCGATAGGTGACGCTGCGGTCGGCGTAACGCACCATCAGTTCGCCGCCTGCGATGGCTTCCTTCAGGGTGTTGTATTGCTCGAGAGTGAAGGCCATCACTTTCTCCAGTAGGAGGACTGCACCCGCGGGCGCTCGTCGTTCGGTTGTGTGTCCGGGTTGCCTGGGTCGATGGCGTCGAGGTTCAGGCCGAAGCGTTGTTGGCTGATCCGCAGGGCGGCCAGTGCATAAACCAAGCAATCCAGCGCCTCGTTGCGCTTGCCGTTGGCTTCCCATCGGTAAACGCGCTGACCGCCCGCGATCTTCAGGCGCTTGGTTTCTGCCGTTAGCTGCTTCAGCTCCGACTCGTCGCAAATGTCGTCATTGGCCGGGAAGTGGATCGCGCCGGGCTGCATGTCGCCGGCCTGGCTGCGCGCGGTATCGATCGGCAAGCGCAAACGGCTGTAGATCAGCTCCTTCGCGTTGTCCGTGCCGACTTCCGTCAGGTAAACGCCCGCCTTGGTCCGCGTGCGCGGCATGTTGGCTATTGGCTTGCCGTAGGTGTTGGCACCGCGAATCGGAATCACCCAGGTGATGCCGTGCTTCCGGCTCTCCGCATAAACCTCGTCGGTGTAGTGGCCGCCCGAGTCCCAGCACCACCGCTCGACCTTCATCACGAGACCGTCAGGCCGCGTGAACTGCCGGTGAATCTCAAGCCCAACCTTGCGGCGTAGCTCTTCACTGGCCGGGTCACCGTGCAAGATGAAGCGATGAACCAACCACTTCTCCTCGCCGGCGCCGAACGCCCACACTCGACCTTCGTAGCGGTCGTCCTGGGTATCGATGCCACCCATCAGCGCAACAGCGCGTGCCGGGATCTGCGGGAATACCTCGCGGCGTCCGTAGAGCGTTTCCCACTCGACCTTGTCGCCCTCGTCTTCGTCGAAGGTTTCGCCTAGCGTGGTGTTGATGAAGGTCTTGAGCTTGTTGCGGTCATCCTTGGCCTTGTAGAAGTCCAGAACGACGCGCCCCCACGTCGTAAACGGGCTGTATGCCGTCCAGATATGGAAGGTCAGCGAGTCAGGCGTGGGTATTACGTCGCCTTCAGCGTTGAAATAGTCGAGCCCGTCGCGGGTCCAGATGCCAGTTTTCTCGCAGATCCAGCGGCCTTTCGCGTGCTGATCCTGCATTTCGTGCTGCTGAACAACGCAACCGTTGTGTTCGCACACGTACCAGGCGCTGACCGGGCTTTCCGGGTCCCACTTGATGCCGAAGGAACAATCCTTGCCGCCCCACTTCAGGAACTGCTCTGCCTGGCAGTGAGGGCATGGCACATGCAGCCGGAACAGGTGAGGCGATTCGCTCGCCGCCGCCTCGATCTGGCAGGTGCCTTTGATCTTTGGTGTACTGCCTCGGATCGACTTGGGAAAGGTCGAACCCTGTATTCGAACATCGCCAAGGAACGTCGGGCTGCCTTCTTTCTCGACGTCTGGCTCAAACGCTGCCAGCTCGTCATAGATGATGGTGTCAACCGACTTTTCGCGGTAGTTCTTCGCCGCTGCGCCACCAAGGCACCAAAGCTGCTTGCTATGGCTGAATCGCTTGGTGTCCAGCGTGTTGTCGCGATGCTTCTTGCCGTACCAAGGCGCGAGCGCGTAGATGCTCGGCACGTCGCGAATCATTGTCTCGACGTGGGCCTTCATGAACCCGGCCGCAGCGCCATCGGTAGGCAGCAACAACAGGATGTTCCGGCGCTTGTGCTCGATCTGGTAGGCCGAGGCCGCCAGCAGCATCTTCGAGTAGCCGACGCGAGCCGACTTGATGACGTTAACGGTGCGAATCTCGTCATTGCCCATCGCGTTAAGGATGGCAATCTGAAACGGCAGCGTTTCCCAGCGGCCTTCTTGGTATGACGATTCGCTGGAAAGGTAGAAATTCTCATCCGCCCATTCGACGGGCGTCATTGGCACCGGGCGCGACAGCGGAACCAGGCCGAGACGAATAGCCCCGGCCAGTTCGTCAATCTGTGGCGTCGATAAATTCATTGATCAGTCCAGGCAGGCGTTCATCTAGGGTCGCCGCCCGGTTGCGTGCCTTGGCCAGCTCGCGCTGTACCGATTCGATGTGCCGAACCTCTAGGTCCGGGTGGCGACGTTTCAACGTGAGTGGCAGCGTGTCGAGGATTGACCCGATCTCTGCGGACAGGCGCGACAACACGAAGGTGGCAACCTCAGTCGGCAGCGACTTGCGCTTGGTTATGTCGTTCTTCAGTTCCTGGCCTTCAGCCTGGGCCGCGGTTAGGCGAAGGCGCTCGACCTCAAGGCGCTTGGCCGTGTCGCCGTCATCGTCTTCATCGGCTAACGGTTCCGGTCGGACTTGGCCGCTCCCGATACCGCGCAAATACCTGATGTAAGCCAATCGGCAGGCGTCAATATCCAATCCGCCAGCACCCTTGGAGCTAGGCAGCACGCCGTCTGTCAGCAAATTGCGCACCTGGCGGTCACTGATATCGAGGTGCTGTGCGACTTCGACTTGAGTGGCCATGCGTGTTCGCTCCGGAACCGGAAGCGGTCCAGCTGGGAAAAGTTCGTATGAAGCTAAAGGTCGGGCATCGAATCACCCGTACCGGGCCACCCCCTTAGGAGGACCCAGGCCCACCCCTAGAGCCCTCTACCTGCTTCGGCTCTTAAAAAAATAAGATTTTTATAGATTTATAAAATCGCACCTAGATGGTGCATCACCTCGCAGTTCGCATCGCCTTGGCATACGCCTTCTCGAACTCGTCCTTCAGGTGACGCTTCACTACCTTGTCGCCTATCCCGTAGAAGTCGAGGCGCCTGCTGTATGTGGGCCGCCTGGTGAATGCCAGCAAGATGTGCATACGGTTGCGGCTAGTGCGCTCAGCTATACCAATGGGCATGCTTCCACGCTTCATCACGAAGTAGCGCTTAGCGTTGCCCTTGGCTCGGCTGCGTCTGCTGTTCGTGGCATTGGCGCTATACCCTTGCTCTGCGAATCCACCTACACCCGATAGCGCCTTAGTGATGGCGCCCTTGGTCATGTTGCCGAACCGATCAAGCTTGGCACCCTTACCAGGCACGATGAACTTACCGGCCGGCAATACGCCCTTCTGTCTCAGGTTGCGCTCGCTTCCCTTCTCAGGGCGCGGACCACCTTCAATCTCAGGGTTCAACCACTTGGTAG